CTACGTTCCTTCATAAGCTCCATAGAGGCTAAGAATGACTCTCCTAAGTTCTCTATATTGTCTAGGTATGTAGTATGTATGTAAGTAGTATCTCCTTCCGTTATATTGCTTCCTGAGTTGACTCCAGCCTCTTGAAAGAAACGCTTGTATATCCAGTGTTCTTTTGTAGCTGGGTTTAACACTAGGATAACTCTGTTTTGTATGTCCTTAGCACGAATAGAGTAGTCTATCTTAGTGAATAGCTCATTGTCTGGTATCTCCTCTGCCTCATCACATATCCACGTTGTAATGTTAGCTAACGACTTGAGAGCAGCTGTCTGATTCCCTGAGCCAGTCTTCAATCCTTTAAAGTATATACGGTTACCAGTAACTCTATTGGTTATCTCAGTTCTATTGACCTCAAAATATTCTTCTAATCCTAGAGCCTCTATCTTGTCAGTAAACTCAGGAATAATAGAGGTGTATGCGGAGGTCATTGTATAACGAGTGAATAGAATGTTCTGCTCCTTCTCGAATGTAAGGAATAGAGCCATTAAGTTTACACTATATGACTTACCAGAGCCTCGACCTCCAGTAAGTACGAAGTATCTACTAGGGTCTTGGATAAGAGGTTTATATTTACTGTTGAGAGTTATCACTCGTCCTCTTTGAAGTTGATTAGGTTACTTAATGTGAAGTTGATATCTTGCTTAGAGTCCATCTTAACATCTACAGATTGCTTAGGAGTTCCGTGTACGTACTTCATAAACAAATCGATTGCTCTGTAGTCTCCACGCTCTATAAGCTCCCCTAGCTTGTTTATAACCATTGATTGGTCTATATGGTCGGACAGTATCTCTTTAACGTTCTCTATATACTCCTTTTTAGGTCTACCAGCGTTCTCTCTACGTCCACCCCAGTTAGGAGAATCTCCCTCTTGTTTCTTTCTACCAGCCATTCTTTAGCTCTTTAGTGATTGTGTTAATTGTAGTCTGGTCTACATATCTCGGCATCCCCTCAGTCATCAGAACAGTTCCGTTACCGTGCTTCCAGTCTAGTAAGTCGTGTGCTAGTTCGTGATACATAGTCATACGTCTTTGATAGCTTGTCATATTGAGCCATCTCTGACCGTTTATCTGTATATGAGTTACGTTGCTATCCATACCGAAAGCTACACCTAGAACGTTTTGAGGGAGGTTAGTTGAGAATTGAATGTAGACTGTTTCCCCTTTGTCAGCTCTATCACCTACCAGTCTTAGGAAGTCCTCATAGTAAGGTCTAAGCTCTGGATGCACTAACTCCCACTGTGGAGCGTCATTAGACTTGCACCCAGCTAGAGTAAAGGTAATCAGCAATAAAGCTAATCTTGAAAACATCTTGATTCTTTATTTAAAAACATTCTAAATAAGGTAATGTGACTATAAAAAAAAGACCCTCATTCCTGAGAGCCATTCTTTTGATTCAAGCTAGAAAGCTTCTTTAGTCTCACAAGTCTTACCAGTTCGTTAGCTAGATACATCACTTGCTTTTTATATACTAAGTCATCTGGAGACTGTTCTAGCCTATATTTGGCTTCCTCTAGCTGAGACTTAGTCTTTAGTATTAGTTTGCTCAACATCTCTTATAGCTTTTAATAGGTTAGTTAGAGCCTCTTGTTTCATTGTTATAGTTCTTAGGCTTGTCTCTATATATTGGTAGACGTAGTCCTGCAAGTAATCTAGCCTCTCATTTGCTGGGAGCTCTTTGAACTCGTCACTGGTTATAAATTTATCTATCTTCATAATAAGTCATCTATTAAAGGGTTAGTGAAATCTACACAAGCGTCTTGTGGATACTGCTTAAGGATATCCTCAGCTACTCTATCTACTGCCTTGCTTGCTGTGTTTAGGAGATATCTATCTCCGTTTACTGTCATTAGTGTTAACTCGCTCATCTCTTTATTGCTACTGCGTAAATTATTTTAAGGTTAGTGTCCATAGGGTTGCCGTGTGAGACTAGCATATCTTTGTCTTTGTCGTATACGAGAGCGTGAACGTGAGTCTTGCTTATAACTATAAAGTCGTAGTTAGGCATTGCTATATACTTGGCGAACTGCTTAGAGTTAAGCCCACCCACTTTGAAGTGTTGAGCCGTGTAGTCTAGGTTCTTTACCATTTGAACCATTCTAGTAGCATTCATACCCCTTCTATGCTTTCTAGTGAACTTGTACGTCAACTCTAGTGCTGTCGAGTAGTCTAGGTTAAAAACTGTGGCTATAGCTCTAACGGAGCAGTCATTGTGCTCGTTGAACTTACCTCTGTCGTTTGAGTACATATCCCAAGTGTCGACTGTAGTGTGCTTTAGCTTCACTTGAGCTGAGGCTAAAACTCCTAGTAGTAATGCTATAATTAAAAAAATAGTTCTCATTGTTATCTTATTCTGTTATACAAATATACATATAAATATCACACAAACAAACAAAAACTTACTTTTTTTCTTAATTTAGACTGATTCTAAATAATCTTAGTCATATTGATAGTGTAGCAGAGCTTGTCTACATACTCATTATTGGAGAACTCTGTAGTCTTTGGACATTTAATCTTAACTGGAGGCTTCCTGAGTACGTCTCTATCCTTACTGATATTCTTGTAGTAGATGCCGCTAGGGTCTTTAACTACATAGACGAAGTCCTTACCCTTCTCCTGAGCTATAACAGTGTTTCTACATATCTTATCGAACTCTATGAGCTTCTCGTCATACACCTTACCTCTTACCTTGAGCTCTATGATAGCTTTGTCACTTTCACAATCGTAAGTACTGTAAGGATTCTCTGCTTCGTGGATATCTGTCTCTGATAGGAGCATTAGCTCTACCATTAAGTCTCTCTCTGCTTGCTTCATAGTATTGCATTTATAGCGTCATTCTCATCTCCCTCTGTCATTTGCATAAACTTTACTTCTGCCTCTGAGGGCTTCTTGTCTAATTCAGCTCTCAGTTGGTTAGCTACTCTCTTAGCGTCCTTAACTGCGTATCCTACTGACTTGTAGTCTAGCTCTAGCTGATTAGTGTAAAATACTGACTGGAGTAGAGCGTCTGCAACTGCATTGAGCTCTTTGTTGTCAGGCTTAGCTTCCAGCCACTGGGAGACGACCTTATTTGCCGCCTCCATAGCTGAGTAGTACTTAACTGCTTGCAAGTCTTTCATTAGTATACGTTTCCTATTCTACAGTTACCTTCGTACTCTTTCCACTGAGCTAGAGCTACTGTCATAGCAGCACAAGCTTCGTAATTCTCATCTTCCTCATAGTTCTCTAGGATGTATTCTAGCATTGCTGGCTCTACACCTTGAGCTAAGCTTATATATGTGCTCTCTAGCACCATCTTGTACATTGGGTCGTTTTGCAAACTCATATTACTGATTCTTTATGGTATTGTGATAAATCTATTAACTCGTCTATAAAAAAGGCTTCGTATAGCTTGAGACACGCATCTAGCTTTAATTTGCCAGACTCTAGGGTCTCTTGACCAGCCTTGAAGATTCCTATGTCTGTCGTAGTCTTGTCTACTACTAACCACCAGAACTCAGGAACGTTATACAGCTGAGTGTAAAGATACGCTTGCAAATCATAGTCATACTTTTGCACTGTGAAAGCAAACTGATTCTTAACAGTGCCGTCCTTCAAGTCTACATCCTTAACTCCGTCTGCTGTAGTCTTAACGTCTGCTACATACTGACCAGCCTTGTAGATGTCAGCCTTAGCCCTTACTGGAAGTCCATTGAGAAGCTCTATAGCTGGAACTTCTGTCTCTGCACCTTGTAGGAAACTTACAGCTCTATCGTTCTGTAGAAACGCTGTACTGATTCGGTTGTTCATATACTTCTCTTTGAGTGTAAAAGTATTAGCCTTACCGAACTCCTCAACAGCCAACTTCCACTTCTTAGCGTTCTTAGTAGTTACGTCACAAAAATGGAATGTATCGTACTTCTGAGGCTCTAGTATTTGAGCGTGTACAAGTCTACCGTCTCTCAATGCCTGAGTCTCAGGGTCTGGATTCCTACGCTTGTAGTCAAACCACTTAGGAGACTTTAGAAGCCACTTAAGTGAGCTGTAGCTTAGAGCTTTGTCTAACCCTAAGAACTCGTAATAGAATGAGTCCTCGACCATATTGTCAAGGAGCTCAGTCTTGTCGTATTGTATGTTGTCTAGTAGCTTCATCTTAAAACATTCCGAAGTCTCCAGACACTCCGTTGATTAAGTTATAGATTAGGAATAAGATTCCTGACGTTGCCATTGCGAATAAACCGAAAGCGATTGTGTTTAAAATATATTTCATTGTTTTAGTATTAAAGGGTTTCGTTAATTGATTCGTAATCGAACTGACCATAGTGGTTCTCGATGTTTACTAATGTGTTGAAGTATGTGTTCATTTTTATTTTGTTTTATAATTACAGTACAAATATAAGCATAGTTTTTAAACTACCAAACTTTTTTTGCTATTTATATTGATTCTAAATAAGAAACCCCTCCGTTAAGAGGGGAATCTAATTACTGGGGGTTTTTCTCTAGGTACTTTTGCAATAGAGCTAGAGCTCTCCAAGCGACCTTTCCAGCGTGTAGTATGCCGTCATCATCCATAGGGTCTACCGAGTGGTCTATTAAGTGCCTAACTAGAGCGTCTGGCTCGTCCTGAGACTTAGACCTATCCCAGTGGAGTGGCTTGTTGGGATTGTGCTGGTCATTGCCGACCTTACTGACATAGCCTATGTACTTAATTGCGTCAGGGAAGTAGGATAGAACTCCAGAGAACACTGGCTGCGCTTTACGCTTCGCGTGTTTACTTAACACCTCCTCAGCCTCTACTTCTATCTCGTTGACCTCTACTTTACCGTGCCACTGACTAAGCTCGTTATAATACTCTGCAACCTCGTCAATGGTCTTTTCTGAATAGTTATGACACTTATCACACATATTTACTTATTTTTAATTGCTCTTATTATATCTGCTAAATGTGGAGCTAAACATATTACAGCTACACTTATCCAAAATACATCCATTATAGTACGTCAAATTTAACTGCCTCGAACATAACTCCGTCAATGTACTTAACATTACCTAGGTCACAGTTAGTACCTAGCTCCTCA